AAGATGCTCCATTACAAAGAAGTATTCATATTGAAGAGAAAGTAACAATAGAAGACTTAGATGTAGTTGGAACTTTTGATTCTGGTGAAAGAATAGAAGATGGTACAAGTATAGAATTTAATCTATATGATTACAAAACAGCAGCCGCTTATAAGTGGACTACTAAGTTTGGTAGAGTCAAGAATAGAGTAGCCAGTACTGATACAAATTATAAACTTCAGTTAGGTACTTATGCTTTAGCAGTAAAGTATAAATATGAACCAGATAGAATTAATATGTACCTAGTATGGTATAATAAAAATACATCACAAATGAGAGAACAGCTAGTTAGCAATGAATGGATAGACAAAGCTCGTGAATATTGGACAGAAATATTTGAAATGAAAGAAGAGATGGGTAAGAGATTTGAAGAAGAATTAGTACCCGAAGATACTTTAGGAGTTCCTGTTCAAGATTGGGAATGTAGATATTGTCAGTATTATAGTATCTGTCCCAGCACATTAGCTGATAAAAAACCAAGATTTTCGATAAATCCAAAATTCTTTAAGGAGAAACAATGAGCAATAGTAATGAAGTAATAGTAGTTGACCAACAAATGTTAGCTGCCACTGATATAATAAGAAAAGCAATAACAGAAAAACATAAAAAAGTCTCTGACATGGCTACCCCAAAACCATTTGTTAAGAAAAAGATGGGAATGGACTATGTAGAATATTCATATATGCGAGAAGTTGCAGATAAAGAATACCCCGGATGGTCATGGACAATACAGAAAACTGAAGTACTTGGAAGCGAAGCCTTTGTAGTGCAGGGAAGATTAAAATGGTACGATGAAGGAATATGGAGAGAAGCTGATATGGTCGCTGCTCATAGAATACAGAAGAAACGTGGTACTAACGAATTTGTAGATATTGGTAATGATGTTAAAGCATCTAATACTGATTGTATCAAGAAAGCATTTAATATGTACTTGAATATTGCAGATGATGTGTACAGAAATCAAGTTGATGATATGGAATTAACTGATGACCAAAAGAATGATATATTAGTATTAGCTGCTGAAATAAGTGAAGAAAGACTGTCTCATATTCACGAATTAATAAAAGACCAAACAGTGAATACTGCAAATTACAAAGCTTCATATGCAAAATTAAAAAGAGAGGTAAAAGATGAAAACACTAAATAGAAACTATGGAGAGATTCATTCTCTTTTAAATGAAGAAGAATGTTATACAGTCGGGACTAATGATGGAAAAGAATTTAGAAGAGTTGTGTATAAAGGCACTAAACTTTTAAATGGAAAACCAATGATGGTATTTATAACAGAAGACAATAGTCGACTAACAATAAATCCATCATTTCATACATTTACAATAGAAGAACTCCCTCTTCCTCAACCAGAGGATTGGGAAAACAAACAAAAAGGAGAAAACGATGGGTAAACTATCATCAAAAGACGCTGCTAAGTTAACAGAAAGCGGTGTCTTATCTAAGGCAGCTCTTAATGAAATGGAAAAGAAAGGACTCGTTAGCAAAGGACGTACTTCAATAAAAAGGTTTATTAAAACCTCTGAAGGCAAATTTGTTACACCTTGTCTCTATTTTAGAGGGGCTAAGAACACAACTCCAAGCAAGAAAATGGAAAGCTTTTTAGCTGATTATGAGAAGTTAGTAGAAAAGTACACAACAATCAAAACAACCACTAATAAATAGGAGATACAAATGGCAATAACATTAGATGCTACATTTGACCCTTCTAATAAATGGACTCCCATTGAAGAAGGTACATACCCTGCTCATATTACGACTCTTTCATCAAAAGAGATGAATACAAGAGCTGGAGAAGCTATAATAGTTAACATGACTTATAAAGTCAATGAAGTTGTAGCTAACGCAAAACAACCAGTATGGGAAATGGACGGATATAACCATAAAAAAGATAGTACAGGACAAAGAATTCCCGTAATGAATGGTGATGGAGAACAAGCAACAATATCTTGTGCCCATCTTAAAGACAAAATGTTTTACGATAATGGATTCTTCATTTTTACAGACACGTCTTCTGCAAGTAAGAATAGCAGATACTTCCAATTACTTGAAAATCTTGGCATTAAATGTGAAGATAGTAATGGTATAAAGAAGCTTGTTCTTCTTGAAGAAGAAGATGTAGTAGGCAAACCTGTCTATGTAACTGTAAAAAGACAAGAATACATAACTAAAGAAACTAAACACCTTTCACCTGACCAACAGGAGAAAAGGACAACATTTAAAGTTTCGGAAGTTAAAACTTGGGAAGATGGCCCGGCTTTGAGTCAAGATGAACTTGAAGACGATGTGCCGTTTTAAATAAGTTAAAAAAAGCACTAAGGTTTTATTTGATTGTATGATACAATCGAATGTAAATTAGAGATGAGGGCGGTTGTATATATCTCACTATCTACTTCCTCTCATCTCTCCCTAGTGCCTCTTAGCCGCCCTCATTATATAAATAGGAGAGACAATGCAAGAATCCACAGCAACAATAAAACTAACTAAGTCAGAAATAGAATGGAATATAATAGCCCTTGTTTGGATGCAAAAATCATCCGAAGAGTTTCGAAGGCCACATGATGCAACTATGTTTAAAAAATTAAGGAAAGATTTTGTTAAAATAAAAAACGATATAATAGATGGGGAAAAGAACCTTGAAACCGAAAACAAAAATGAAGAAGAAATTAGAACAGGCCCACAATCTTGCGACGATTGCATTGATTGATAAACCAGAATGTAAGCCATCAAAAGGATTCTTATATATAAAGGATGTGCCTGTTGGAGAATTAGTCGATACTGGTAGTGGGCTTAGAGCCATTGTTATAGATAATAATGAAGTATCTACGTCAGTATTAGTATTAAGAGCTGATAACCACCCACAAAAAGATAGAAATTTTTATCTTGGTAAGCATAGGTGGGGAAATGAAACCGAAGTTAAAATAATAGGAGATTAATATGCCTCAAATAGCAGAACCAATAACATCATTAGAACAAGAACTTGAATTACGTATTGAATGGTTGGAAAAAGGATTAAAAGAAATTGCAAACAAAACACTAGGTTTAGATGATATGATACAAGCAGTATTAGATGGAGAACCAACAACAGCTGATGAACATAATGTTGTTCGTATATCTGATGTAAATAAAGAAATAGCAAAAGAATGGAATAGAGACAGAGAAGAAAGAATAAATAAAGAGAAAACAAAGTGAAAGGCATTTACAAACGTGGTGATTCAAAAGCCGCAGATAGAAACATAAAATATTGCAAAGGTTGTAATAAGTGTTGGGAGATTTCACTAATGAATAATTTCAGAAAAAAAGAGAGAAAGATTATTTATTATGATGACTTCCCTAACTATGGAAAAATAAAACAAACATGTGATTCATGTAATGGAGAGAACAATGTCAAAAATGGGATATATAGCATACTTAGCAGAAAATAATATGAGAGATGAACTCATAGAAGAAGTCGGAAGCACAAGAATGGCAGATGGTTTTATACAAGCATCTAAACAGATAGAAAAAAACAAAGAAAATAAAGCATATAAAGTTCTTTACAGTCTTCAACAAGAGCATGTTAAAGAAGGAGAAAAAGAGAATGAGCGACGCAAAAGCATTTAATTGCCCGGCTTGCGGATTTAATGTATTTAAAAAATATAATAAGTCTAAAGAAATTATAGAATTATTAAATAAACGAAGTAAAAAAACTAAAAAGTTAATAAAACAAATAGCAAACGCAATATCAAAACACATAGACACAGAAAACAGAGACACATATTTTTATTTCTTATATGGGACTAGAGACATAGAAGACAATGTATTAAACTGGGCAATAGAGCAATATTATCAAAGCAGACATTATTTAAAAGGAAAAGGATTTGCGTACCTTAGAAGCATAGCGCAAAATAGAAACAAAAACATGGACTCTATCAGAAAAAATGAGAGAAAGAGAATTGGTAGTGCTCCACAAATAATCAATCACGAAAAGGAGGCCGATAATGGCTAAAAGAGGAAGACCAAGAGGTTCTAAAAACAAGAAAAAAAGAAATGTTCCAAATAACTTTAGAGGTTTAGAAGATAAATTCTGGACTAGGATATTTAAAGGAATTAAGAACTTTTTACAATCACCATTTAAATAAGGAGAGAGATATGTTACAAGAGGCAATGTTTCCAGTCGTAGAAGTACCAGCTATTGGTGCTCCTGAGAATGGAAAAGAAATAGACGCAAGTGGATATAAGTTTATAGTTAGAGAAGATACGGGAGAGGTTCTTAGTTGCATGACTAACAATTATAAACTTGTAAAGAATGAGACAATAATAAAAGCAGCAGAACCTATAATAAATAAGTATAAAGGAAAGTTAAAAGAAGTAAGAGTATTTGGCAATGGTCATTCAACACACATGAGCTGGCATTTCCCAAATCACTTAGTTAAGATTGGCAAAAATGATGAAATGACACCTGAAATTGTTATAGGCAATAGCTATAATGGTACAGTTGGAGTTAATATAATAGCTGGTGCATTCAGATTAATATGCTCAAATGGGCTTGTTATAGGCATAGTTGCCTCTAAGTACAAGAACAAGCATATTCAGTCTAATATGTCTTTAGACGATTTTGATAGTGTTATATCCGAAACAATGGATAAAACAAAGTTAATCTTTAAAGAAGAATTTCCCATATTACAAGGAACAGAGTTTAAAGACAAACATATCATCAATTTCCTAAAGATGTTCCCAATACAGGCAAATGAGATGGTCACACAGGCATTAATAGCTAATAGACCTAAATCGTTTTGGGATTTATTTAATGTGGGAACTAACGTATTAAGCCACCACATGAATAGAAATGCTCAATCCACTCATGGTATTGAAGGAAAGTTGTATCCTACAATTAAAAAGTGGGCTATCAAAGAGGCTAACATTGCCATCGCATGATTGGTATAATTGTCCTATTGTAATACCTTATTATGGGGGGAAGTATGAGTTAAGCAAAGTTCTTGTTCCTCTCATACCCCCTCATAAAAGGTATATTGAAATGTTTGCTGGTGGTTTGTCTATGTTCTTTAGAAAAACTAAAGCAGAATGGAATGTTGTAAACGATAAAGACAACAATATAGTGAACCTATATATGTGCGTTATACACAGCCTTAATGAATTGGTTGAAAACCTAAATTGGCTTCCCAAATCACGGAAATTATTCTTAGATTTTAGAGCTGAAATAAAGGAAAAAGATGAGATTAAGATTCCAGACCCATTACAAGCTGCTAAGTATTTTTATTGCATAAGATATAGCTTTAACAAGCTTATTCATACACCGTTCTCAAAAAACAAAGATATGAATAAGAACTGGGAAAAGGAGTTGCGATATTCGAGAAATCACATAGGTGGCTCTACAATAGAAAATCTAGACTTTGCAGAGCTTGTTGAAAAATACACACCCAACAGAGAAGATTTCTGGTACTTAGACCCACCATATTTCATAGCAACTGATAAAGGTGATTACTATATGAACAACTTTTCTTCAGAAGACCATTTGAGGTTCAAAGAATCTGTAGATACAATAGATAGAGGTGGAGCTAAGTTTATGATTAGCTACGACCATAGAGATGAAATCAAAGAGTTATACAGTAACTACGACATTTATACAATAAATCTAAAATACTCAGGGACTACAAAAGAGGCAAAAGAAAAGAAAAGAAAAGAATACTTAGTATTAAACTATCAACCCGAATCTCAAGTAGAGATTTTTTAAGGAGAGACCATGGAAGAAAAGAAAAATGGCGAAATAAAAGCGCTACCAAATTCAGAAGAGGCTGAACAAGCCTTATTGGGATGTATGATTGAAGGTGAAAGCAGAGAACATGAAATAGGTATGGCGTGGATTCGTGAAGATGAAGCGTTTTACTATCCCGATAACAGACTAATATGGAAAGCAATAAAAAGCCTGTATAAAAACAATGTAGAAATAGACTTTATTACATTAAACGACAAAGTAAAAGAATATAAAGGCGAAGGAATGGCTTATTATATTACAGGATTATCTGAAGCTAAGGCATCTGTAGCTAATATTGAAAACTATGCAAGAATAGTATGGGAAAAATATATACAGAGAGAAACCGCTAAATCAGCTCAGTCACTATTAAACGCAAGCTATGATGATTATAAAAAAGTAGGCAATATATTAGAAAAGCACAGCAAATTAATAGACGAACTAAGAGAAATACAACCATCTAAACAGAGAGACATAGAAATATTAGTTGAAGAAATGAAGTGTGTTGTAAAAGAGGACTCTAATCTTATTCCTTTTAATCTTGCTCATTTAGATATGTTCGCAGGTGGGATGACAAGGAAAGAGATAACTGTCTTAGGTGGGAGGCCCGGACATGGTAAAACAACCTTAGTTATCAATATGGTAAAGGGGTTAATTAGCCAAGGTTACAGAGTCATGTTATTCAATCGAGAGATGAGCAATACAGAAATGTTAAAGAAAATGGTCGTAATGGAATCAAACGCTCTGAAATACGGGAATATAAGACGAAATGACCTATCTGATAACGATAAGGAGGAGTTCGATTTAATAGCCGAGAAGATGAAGAATGATTATCAGAATCTTATAATGTATGACAATGTAAGAACACTGTCTGATTGTCTTCGTGAAATTGCTAAACATAAACCCGATGTAGTCATTGATGATTATATTCAACTAATAGAAGTTCAGGGAGTAAGAGAAGGAAGAAGGTTTGAAATTGAAAAGATAATGCAAGAATATAAATGGATATGTAAACAGGAAAATTGTTCTTCTATATTAGTATCTCAATTAAATAGAGAAATAGAAAAGAGATTAGACCCAAGACCACGCATGAGCGATTATGCAGAGTCGGGTGTAATTGAACAAACTGCTGAGTCTGCTATGTTTGTATTCTATGGACATAACTTTGATAGTGAAAGATATTCTCCATATAAGAGTGAAGTTATTGTATCAAAAAGTAGATATGGTAAAATAGGAACTCATATGATTGGATTTAATGGAGGTAGGTGTAAATTCTATATGAATTCAGATATGGCAGAAAAAGATAATATTGCATGACTATTATAGGAATTGACCCCGGAGCAGGAGGGGCTATGGTAGTCTGGAATAAAGGAATATCAAAAATATACAAATGTCCAAAAGACACAGAAACAATGGCAGACATAGTAAAAGAATCTCTTTATATTAATAAAACAAAAAATATAGGAGAAGTTTTTGCTTACATGGAACTAGTACATGCTATGCCACATGACGGAAGAAGTTCATTATTCAAATTTGGGACTAACTATGGTAAGTGGTTGGGTATCTTAGGGGCGTTTAAAGTACCCACCACACTCGTTTCTCCCCAAAAATGGATGAAGTATTGGAAAGATAAATTAAACATCAAATTACCTAAAGATAAACCAGAAAGAAAAAGAGCATTAAAGGAGATAGCTTCACATTATACAGATAAGAAAGTTACATTATATAATGCGGATGCTATATTAATCACATTGTACGGACTGTACACACAACAAGAAGGAGAGAGCAATGTCAATTGAAGAGATAAAGGTAAGGTATAAATGGAAATACAATTTTACACCATTTTTAAAAATAGACCATTGTATAATAAAAGCATTTACTAACCAATACGTATTCACACTAAGCTTGTTATCAAATTTATTATGGTTTGAGATTCAATTTTCAAATCTTTTAACAAGTTTTAAGATTGGAGTAGGCAATATGTATTTTGTAATAGGTGGTGGGTCAAATGGGTAAAAAAGAAAATTCATACTTAAAAGAAAGGCTATATAAAATATCAGAATTAATAAAGAAACTAAATGACGAAATACATAAACTAAGTAAATTACTAAATTAACCCTACTCCATGGTTAACGGAAAGGCGGGTGGCAGTTTTGGTACAACTGTCGCCTGCCTTTTTTTTTGTTAATCAATTATATCTTCTACAGTTTCACGAATTGATTCATCAGTTAATTGTTTAAAAGGAACTGGTAAGTAAGGCCTCAATCCCCTATAAAAGTTTTCACTAAAATCTGTTACCCATAATAATAGAGTAATTATTTCCATTGAAAATGGGAGCTCTCTTAAAAAATCTTCTATAGCATCATCTTCATCATCAGCGGACAAGCTTGCAATCCTT